CGTTTCCACCGAAACCGCCGTTGTTGTTCATCATAGCCATCAAAGCTGCAGGATCCATACCTTTATTAGCATTTTGCATTAAAGCAGCGAGACCAGCGTCGATACCGCGATCTTGCACGATAATTCTATCTTCTAACATAATTGATTTAGTTTATAAAAATTGATTTTAATTAATATCTGACATAGCGAGTGGCTCTACGAGAGTACTCATAAGGATCATATTCGTGTTCTACTCTTTCGTAGTCTCTCTTTTCATAATCATCCTTATCATACATGCTACGTCTTCCGAACATACCCATTCGTCTACCACCTCTACGATAATGTCCAAAGTCTTCTTCTTCATCTTCATACTTGGACATTTTCTCTTCGTAACATTCCATTTCAGCTTCTCTGATATGATCGCACATTACGTAAATATAATAATACCACATCTTACCTTCGTCAATATCTTTATCATTAAGCCAAGCTTTTGCAAATTCAACGTAGTGTTTAGTATTATTAGAACCAGTAATGTTCATAATAACTCTATAGTAATCAGAGTAAACCATATTTAATGCTACAAACCAATCATAACGATTGAATTTGCTTCCTAGAGCAATTCCGTATTGACTGGCCAATGTGGTAGTCTCTTCTAAAGACCAATGTGGTCCACGAGTACCGTCCTCATTTTCCATCTTCATTACAGCTTTACGAGCATATTCCTCATTGAAGTGAGGTCCGTGTTCTTTCTCGTAAGCCTTCACACGAAATATTCTATGCATATTATTATTGATTAATATTGTTTTGAATATGTTATTTGTCGGGAATTTCTATTACCCGTGTATCCGTTACTTTGATCAACGGATTGCTATTTACTATCTGGTAATTTTTGATATATATTTTTTTAAAGTCAAAGTGAAAGAATCTAACTAGCCAGTTCTTATAAGTATTCTTATATTCTTTATTTTCTGTTACGAATATTGTCTACTAGTTTTTTATATCTATTTTGGCTGTTAGGATTGAATCCTTTCTACTAACTATGATAGTTGTTAAGTCATTAAGTTTTAACTCTTTATCGAAGTCTATTAACTTCTCTTTAATTACTGTTTTCACAGAATCCTTAATCTCAGTATTGATTACACTTACATTGGTTAGATTCTTATCTTTGACTTTATTATCTTTCTTTACTTGATTTATCTATTGTATCAAGCTATCCTTACTATTATTCAGTTCATTTATAGTAAGTTGTAATACTCTATTGTGTGCCTCTTTATTAGATGCTATCTCTTCATAAGCTCTAATATTGTTAGTTATTCTGTTAATCTCTGCATTCTTTTTATTTAACTAACGGTTCTAAAACAAAACAGTCGCAATAAGTAAACTAACTAAACCTACTGCGACTATTCTGATATTGTTACTGAACCAATTAATTATCTTTATTACTATCGGTATCATCTGAAAGTTCTCCATCTAATTCGACATCTAATATCTATTCCCCTTTCTTCTTTGCTATCTTCTTAAGTATATTCCACACTTTCCATCTAGGATGTAGTTTACCTAAGTTCTCAAGTAAGGAGAAGAATTCTACTAAAGCTATAGCACCTGCTATAAACTCAATAGCGTGTAAATCTATAGAAGTTACTATAAACTTCTCAATAGTAAACGCACCACATATAGCAACTATTGCATCTCTTAGCTTATAGAATATTTTTGAAGTTAATCTCCTTGAACGTGCTAATATTTCATCGTCTTTATATTTCTTATTTACTTTGCACTCATATAAAGTATTAACTATGATAATGCCAGCTAGAGCTGTAATAGGAACATATACTGGTGAGTATAGAGATATTAATCCACCTAATGCAGCAGATGCTAATTTCTCTGTACTACTAAACATGTTTTTAAATATAGGCATTGTATGCTCTCCTAACTGATAATAATTCATAGATAGTAAATGATATAAAGTGTAAATCAAAAAAGTCCCAGCTGATTCATAAGGGGTTTAAAATCGGCAGGGACTCTGAAAATTGTTCGAGATTATAATTAATAAACGTTTACATTGTAAATAAGTTGCTATTACTCGATTAAACTTAGTTAAGACTAATAGCGGTTCTTACGAGCTTCTAGCATATTCAATCAACTAATGATACTTAATTATCTTCTTTAGTAGATTGATGCCATTACAATGTTTCATCCAACCAATATGACTACAGACTTGCTGCCTATATTCACTATAAGTCATGTGCTTAAGTTTATTCATAGCAGCAACTTTCTTACACATTTTGTGTTTAATATTCTTTCTAATCAAAGTATAATCGTGATAGATTTTATATCCTACAAAAGATATACTTCTATCTTCTACTTTGAATATCTGATAATTACTTTTAATTTCTAATTTAAGTGTGCCTAATTGTTCTCTTATTTCATCAAGTAATTGTCTTAAGTATTCTTTATCACTATGAAGTATTACCATATCATCTGCATATCTAAAGTAATACTTAACAGCTTTATCCTCTTTAAGCCAATGGTCAAAGTATGACAAATAAAGATTGGCGAAGAACTAAGAAAGATAATTACCAATAGGAACTCCTTCTACAGAGTCTATAATACCATCTAACAATGCAAGTAGCTTATTGTCTTTAATCTTCTTTCTAACTATCTACTTTAATATTTCATGGTCTATACTTGGATAAAACTTTCTTACATCTAACTTGAGACAATATACTGTATTCTATTTATCTTTCAATGCGCTTTGTATATCATATAATGCTTTATGAATTCCTCTCTTCTTAATACAACTATAAGTATTAGTAATAAATACAGAACGCCAAATTGGTTCTAATATATTCATAATAGCATGATGAACAATTCTATCAGGATAATAAGGTAATTTAAATATAAGTCTTTCTTTAGGTTCTCTAATTATAAATGTATCATACTTAGAGGTAGTATAAGTTTGATTTATCAGTGTACTTTGTAATCTAACCAATAAACTATCTTTATACTTGTCAAACTCCTTAATATCATTTCTATTACTCTTATTCTTTCTAGCTTTCTTATCAGCTAAATATAGATTGTCTATTGAAACAATCTTTTCAAATAAATTATTATATCTTTTCATCTGAAGCACCTAAGTGAGTCTTCACCGAAGTTACCAACACACTCGTTTAGGTTAGTTATATTTTGCCAAGAGGCAAGGTCTCGTTCCTCAAAAATAATCTGAAAATCACTGATAGTTCTCTGATAATCGTGCTTCATTGTACTGACATTAGCATTCGCATTACTAAGGTCATTGTTAGAATTCAGATTGAATAAACCTGCATTGGAACTATTACTCGTGTTAGCCCCTATCTAACTTACTTGTTCAATCCAGAACGACAACCTATTTGTTAATAATTAAGGGATATATACCAGACGAGTACCGACAGCAGCATACGCATCACCAAGGCCACCGTTAGAATACAGAGAGAATAAACCCGCATGGGAACCATGACCCGCGTTAGCCCCCAACAGTAAAGTTCTGTCAGCTTCTACAGCATTCGTCCAATAATGATCGCAGAAATAAGTAGTAGGATTAGCTCTACCTTCCTAACAGAATAAGTCAGCAGCTGCATTGTTTGTAATGCGTTTAACCCATTGTCCGCTGGTAGTTAGAGTAGTTAAACCACTGTCTTCATATAACGATTTATCTATGCCAAAACTCTCTTTGTTGTTGGTGACGTATATCTTATTGTCTGTTCCTGTTACAACAATATCACAACAGTTCTTCCATACATGACCAAATGGATTCTCAATACCTCTATATCTATTAGCGTATTGACTGGCTTGTGTTTCAGTACCTTCTGCATCTGTATTAACGTATGAATACTGTACTTGACCAGAACTATTACCTAATGAATTAGTAGTACCTGTAGGTACAAAAGCCCATCTATTAGCACCGTTTTCTTTATTAGTTCCATTAGTAATACCATTACCAAGTCCACCTTGATGATAACCTTCTTCGGTCAATGCTGTGTTAACTGCTTTCTAACTATTAAGGGTAGCATATTCTACTACATAACACCAAGTAATAAACTTATGTATCTCATAAGTATAGATAGCATAACTATTACTTCTACCATTACGAGCCTGTGTCAAGAAAGTAGCTCTATTAGTATTTACAGTAGGTGCTTGATTTCTAATTGAGTATAAGGTACTGCCGTCTCTATAAGCTTCATATGCAGAGCAATACTTCTTACTAAACTTAGTATATCCTTCTAAGGGATACAAAGACATTCTGATTTCCCAATCATAGTCTCCGTGTACTACTACAGTATAGTATGCATCAGGTAATTCAACCATATCATTACCATCTTCAATGCTATTAGTTACTTCAGAACCATCTTCGTAATGATCCCAATCTGTAGCATTAAAGTATTTAATAGTACCATCAGAAGTAAGTCTACAGCCTTTGAATAATGATTGTACTGGTAGGTCTTTATGCATTTGCATATTACCAGTTCTTACTCCATCAGGACTACTACCTGTAAAACGTACTCCATACCATAAGTCACCTGCAGCATATATCTAAGAACCGTTCAACCACATCTCTTGAACGGATTTCCCATTAGCAGCAACTTCTTGGAATGTTAAATTATTTAAACCAACTTGTCCCATAATTAAGCTGAAAGTTTAATATACAATATACCAGGAGTCTAACTACCTACTTCAGGTATTTCATTTACTACTTTAATCTGAGTAACATCTGTAGAAGTTACTTTATTAGCTACAGCAGTATTTATCTTATTATTTGCTTCACTTTTAGTATATACATCAGACTTATTTGCTTTAGTACCTAATTGATTAGTTATAGTAGTAGCAAAGTTAGGATCGTCACCTAATGCAGCTGCTATTTCATCTAATGTATTTAAAGTTTCAGGAGCAGAGGCAACTAATCTGGCACATTCGGCTTGTGCTATTTCGATAGCCTTAGCATCTGTTTCTAATTTAGTATAAGCATCATTAATACCATAACCTGCCAATGTAGTAGACTTATTTGCTTTACCGTTTAGGTCATTGGTTAACTTCTGTTCAGCTTGTTTAGCTCTATTTACCTCATCTGCAATTTCCTATTTCAGTTTCTTTATTTCTACACTCTAATCAGTATTAGTAAAGTAATTAACCGGTAACCAGTCATTGCCTGTATAACTTTTAATTACATTACCATTAGCATCAGTAGATAAGTCAATCCAATAAGTTACTTCCATAGGATTGGGAGCATAAAAAGATGCTACGAAGTTAGGGTTCTCTTGTTTTATCATAAGTTTTATTAAATTAAAGTTATAAAATATTTAGCAATAGACCCCAATACAATAGATGAAATTCCAATTGCTAAGTCTTTTTTATTCCATTTACCATTATAGTAATGACATCTATCGCTATTCTCTTTAACAAATAGCATTAGCAATGATGTACTACTATTAAGTAATAATGCAGTAGTGAAATATACTACTGCACCAAATATATTATTCTTTATAGAATTCTTCATTATACCACATTTGTAAATTTAATAGTACCTGCAAAGTTAGCTACTTCTTCCATATTTAAGAAGTCTAATTTAACTGCACCAGATACATTATAGGTCTATATCAGGTTCTTGCTGCTTAGAACACATCATATTGTTCTTTACCCAAAATATTTCATATTCTGTTAAAGAACGATTAAATAGAATAATATCACCATGGCAACCGATAAAACTTCTTGAATCATCTTTTCTAATAGTTCCTATAAATAAAGTATCAGTATCTTGTTTATCGCCAGGATATATAGTTTGTTCGTTATATTTATTTTTAGTTTGATAAACAATAGAATTATCTTTATCTATATTTATATTAGTTGCTGAATAATACGAATATGTATTCCATTTATCTCCTTGTTTATATTCTAAAATAAAAGCACCATTTTGCTCTAACGCTTTAGACATAAATATACCATTATCAACTTTTTCAGCAAACCAAGTTCTATCAGCAATAACAGTATAATCAGTTAGAATAGGAAGTCCGTAAGTAATGGCATAAGATTTACCATCATAACAAAGTTGATTAGGATAATTCGCTATCAATTCAACATCAATTTCAATATCCTTATTTGTTCCGAAATCATAATAAATATTAGTTTCTTCTTTATTATTGAAAATTTCTTCACTAATAATAGGAACATCTATTATACTACCATCATTAATATATACTGAATAAACTTGCGTAGATTGTAAATTACCATCAGTACTAACTACACTAAATTTAATATTATCTATTTTCTTATTGATATTAAATTTAAGTTTATAAGATTGATTATAATAATTATTTTTTGGAATGCCAATAGTAAAACCAAACCAATTATCAGCTTTCTTTTTAACTATATGAAACTTGTTATAAGATTTTGTACTTATATTATTATTAATAGCTGAACCATAATTCCAATTCTTAAAATCTTGAGCATAAATACCAACACCACTATTCAACTTACCTTTAAAACCGTATAAATAAGCATCATGTTTATTGCCGCTAAAGTCTTTTAGAATAGAAGTAGGAAGTTGTTCAATAACAACATTAATGCCAGATATTACTTTATTAATACCAAAACCAAAAAACTGATAGACATTATTGGTAAATTTATAAACGCCATCTTTGCTAATATATTGTCTAACACTATTAATATCTTGAACAAATAGTTTAAGTTCTTCACTAACGCCAGTAACTTTAATAACTATATCATTAGTAGAAGTATTAATATTTTCAATTATATTTAAAATATCTGTTTTAGATTCAGTTATAACAATTTTATTAGGAGTTCTATCAATAGTACCTCTATGTTCATAATAATTAAATCTTGTAAAATCCTCAGCATAACTTTCAATAACATCGAAATTCGTCATACCCTGCTTACAATAAGGAGAATACCAAGCAACTATACTTTCCTTAAACCAATCTGGCTGTTCAGGTTCAGGCGTACCAGGTATATACCATTCACCTAATACTACAGCTCCTATATTGGTATATTGGCTAATGCGTATATGTTTACCTTTAAATAAACCAAAATCAACCTAATTAGTATCCTATACTACATTTAATGTAGGAGTTGAAGTTAAGACTTTGGTTAAATCATTTATAATAAGCTACCCAGTAATATTAGCAGGTTCAATATAGGAATCTCCCTTCTCTATATGATACAACTAAGGAAATACAAAGTATGCCTAAGGATTTATAAATAAAGGCTGATATAGGATTGTTTTCATAGCGCTAGTACTTGTTTACGTAATCTCCCTTCTCTATATGATACGTGTACCCAAGAGAAGTTTGATTCATTAATTAACTGATCAAATGGAAGATTATCTTTAATATAGTTGAATAATTTCTCATTCTCTGTCTTACTACCTACAGTAATATCAGCTGCTTCGCCGTATAGGTGCTAACTCTTCTTAGCTTTACTTCCTACAGCTTTATTTAAAGCTTCACAGCGATACCCTGAGTTAACTTTGATAGGTTTACCATACCATTCCCTTAAAGGGTCTAAAACAGCCTCTATTAGCTTCTATAGCTTTAATACCCCTTCCTCTGAAGGAGTATTGTCTATACCGTTAGCTTTTGCTGTAGATGACTTTGTCATTTCCTCAATTGTAAAATATTTCATTATTTCTATTGTTTACTGTGTAATATAAAATACTGATACTAGATAAAGTTCATGTGTTTGTGAGACAGTTAGTAAATAGTTTCCAGCTTGTGCATTTAAATGTTCATCAGGAAAAACCCATTGTGAATTATTGTTTTTAGAATTACCTTCTGAATGAATCATTCTGAATTCTAAATTTGTTTGTGTAATTACATCTATTGGAGTAGTGTCATAATAAGATTTTGTCCATACATCTTTAGGATTAAGTACTACTGTATCATCATTTATCTGTATAGTTTTAGATGCAGTGCTACCATTTATTATTACAATGCTCCTTTTATTTCCCAATGGAAAGTCATATGAGAAATGGG